GTTTCCCAGTCACGATCCGATGCCTACGGTCGCAAACACGGCAATCGTCGATTACAGCTAATCCTACGCTGTCAGACGTTTGTTATCTATGAACTCCAGCCCGGAATAACAGATGAAGATCTGCTGCAGCGCAAGAAAGAAATAGCAGAAGAAAGAAAAGCTAGGGCTAAAATGCGCAACGTAGAGAAGAGACAAAAGGCCTGGGAATACTTGACTAAGAAACATAACCTGAACAAAATCGGTTCATGAGCGATGACGCTAAGCCTCTATCTTTATACGAAAAAGAGACTGAGTTTTTTCAAAATCCAAATCTTTTGGAAAAGATATGCAAGCATGTATCAAGCGGAGGCTCACTTATCGACATGGCTGAAATGTCTTCTGTTCGTTATTGCGATATAATGCAGTGGATAAGATCAGATAAGGATCGATCAAACCTATACGATAAAGCCTTGCAAGATAGAGGCGAATGGTCAATTGAGCTAGCTCTTAATGAACTCCATAACATCATCCACAAGCTCGCAGACTACGATCATGAAGGCGTACCAGTTAAAGCCCAGGTTCGAAACCGCATTAAAGCTGTTGAGCTTATCGGCAAGACCAAGGCCTTATGGGCTGAACGTGTTGAGAATAATCATGTTGTAAAACTAGAAGACTTAGTCCTAGCATCATACAAAGATGGCAAAAAGCAACAGGCCTAAGTATTGTTTTAATAAATCTCGATCAAATGGTTTCTCGCCATATCCTAAACCTAATCAGCATGTCGATATATCATGCATAAATATGCAAATTCGTGCATGTATTAAATGCGGCGCGACATTCAAGGTAAACGAATCATCATCACAAGACGTTTGTTCAAGATTATGTAACGACGAAAAGCTTGGAATAATACGAGTCCAAAAACATTGGGGGCAGCATGATTGATTGGATAAGATATCGCCTTTTGTCTTTATCTGTACCAATTCAAAAACTAATGCAAAAGATTGGTAAGCCTGAACCATTGGTCACATATAACGAGGTTTTAAAAGCATTAAGCCTAGCCAAGCCTGGCGACTGTATTTTAACTAGAGAAAACTATAGATTAACTAATATCTTTATTCCCGGGTATTGGTCACACGCAGCTATGTATGTAGGTGATTCAAGTATAGTTGAAGCTATAGGTAGCGGAGTTAGAATAGTTAACGCTGTTGAAATGTTACTTAAAAAAGATGAGTTCGTTATTTTGCGCCCATCATTTTTATCTTTAGGTCAGGCCGAGCTTGCTGCCATAGAAGCCAAAACTTATATCGGCGCACCTTATGACTACTTCTTTGATGTTAACAAAGCTCTCTATTGCAGCGAATTAGTATATCAATGTTATAAAGAAGCTTACGGTTATAAGCCACCACTAAAAAGATCAAAGACGTTTGGCGTCTACAATATTAATCCAAATCACTTTGCGCTATCTGATTCAATGAGAGTTATTTGTTTCGGTGGAAAAGGTAAATGATAGAAGCCAAGAGCAACATAAAAGCATGGCGCGAAGATCCTGTTAGGTTTGTTCGAGAAGTGTTCGGTGTTGAACCAGATGAATGGCAAAAAGATGCGCTAATGTCTTTTGCTAAAAACAGGCGAATAGCAATGCTAGCTTCAAAAGGAGTTGGTAAAACAACGCTCTTATCTTGGTGTATATGGAACTTTCTGGTCACAAGGCCTCAGCCTAAAATAGCTGCGACATCTGTTAGTTGGGATAACCTGTCTGATGGTTTATGGACAGAGCTTGCTAAATGGCAGTCAAAGAGTCAGTTATTAAAAGACCAATTCATTTGGACTAAGACAAAGATCTTTGCAAAAGATTATCCTGAAACTTGGTGGGTATCTGCAAGGTCTTGGGCAAAAGGTGCAGACTCATCTCAACAGGCAGATAGCCTTGCTGGTTTACATGCCGATTACATGTTGTTTGTTTTGGATGAAATTGGAGCAATACCAGATGCGGTGATGGCGGCTGCAGAAGCGGCCCTATCCTCAGGTATTGAATGTAAGTTATTAATAGCAGGAAATCCAACACATACAGAAGGTCCTTTGTATAGAGCCGCAACAAGTGAGAGGCATCTTTGGGATGTTATCGAAATCAATTCAGATCCTGATAATCCAAAAAGAAGCCCACGAGTATCTATTGAATGGGCTCGTGAACAGATATCTAAATATTCAAAAGATAATCCATGGGTTTTAGTTAACGTATTTGGAAGGTTTCCGCCTGGTTCTTTAAATACTTTGTTAGGAGTTGATGAGGTAAGAGACTCTATGAAAAGAGGTCTGCGCGAACAAGATTATATGTATGCGCAGAAAAGGTTGGGTATAGATTGTGCTCGGTTTGGCGATGATCGAACTGTAATCTTTCCGAGGCAAGGATTAAGAGCATTCAAACCTGTTGAGTTAAGAAATGCAAGAACTAATGAGATAGCAGCTCGTGTGATGTTGGCTAAAAGTAAGTGGGGATCTGAGGTTGAGCTAATAGATGACACTGGAGGTTTCGGTGCTGGAGTTATCGATTCTCTACTTCAGTCTGGTGTTAGTGCGCATGGCATTCATTTTTCTGGTAAGGCTATTGATCCAAGATATTTAAACAAACGTGCTGAGATGTGGTTTAATATGGCCGAATGGATTAGGCGCGGCGGCTGTTTGCCAGATGTTCCAGAGCTTGTTTCTGAACTAACGACTCCGACATACTACTTCCAAAACGGCAAGTTTCAGATAGAGCCAAAAGATCATATTAAAGAAAGACTTGGCTCATCACCTGATTTAGCCGATGCGTTATGCCTTACTTTTGCATTGCCCGAAACACCTTCAAATACTGCGCCTTTATTAGTTGGAATGAATTCTAGAAAATTCAAGTCTGATTATGATCCGTTCAAGGCTAAAGACTAGACTACACTTTAAGCTTGCCAATTGTAAATTTTACAATAACTCTTATCGGCATGAGCGTAGATGTTCGCCGCGCAAACTCTGAAGATATTCCTTGGATATTAGATCAGCTTAAAAACTTTGCTGACTTCTATGGTACGCGCAAAAGCCTATTTGGTGACGCTGAATATTCTCACGCATTTATATCTCAATTAGTTGATCAGCACTTATTCCTTGTTGCTGAAAGCACACAGTTTGGTTTGATTGGTCTTATATCGGGAACGATAGAGCCTCACCCTTACAATCCCGAAATCATCTGTCTTAATGAGTGTTTTTGGTGGGTTGATGAAAAGCATAGAGGATCAAAAGCAGGACTTCTTTTATTAAACGCCTTTACTAGATGGGGCAAAGAAAACTGTGACTGGGTTTGGATGACATTAGAATCTGAAAGTCCGGTTAAGGATTCAACATTAATGCGCCGTGGTTTTAAAGAACAAGAGCGTTCATTTTTATTGGAGTGTGTTTAATGGCTGGTAAAAAAGGCGGACTACTTTCTGGCATTGGAAAAGCTTTTGGCGGAACGGCTAAGTATTTATTGCCTGGTTTAAATGTAGGTCAAGTTGTTGCTGGCTCCGAAGCTGTTTACGGTCAAACAATTAAACCTATAAATGAAGCTAAGCGGGAAATGAAACAAGAGGCCGGACGCCAAGCAAAACTTCAAGCAGACGCAGAGGCTCTTGCTGCTGATCAAGAAAAAACAGCTGAACTCAGTACTCAACAAAGACAAAAACGTGCAGCTCAAAAAGCAATGGCAGCAGGCCGTGGTGGAAGAGCTGGAACTATTTTAACGTCACCTCTTGGAACTACTGGCGCGCCTAGTTCTGGTGGAAAAACTCTTTTAGGAGAATAGATCTTGAAGCAATACACTAAAAGACAAGAGCTTGAGATATTAAGATCACAGCTTTTTAATGAAAGAGCTTCATTTACTCCTCATTGGCGCGACCTATCTGACTTTGTTCAGCCCCGTAGATCTAGGTTTTACACTTCAGATGTAAATAAAGGTGATCGAAGAAATCAAAAGATTATAGATTCAACTGCGACTATGGCCCTTAGAACATTACGCTCAGGCATGATGTCTGGGGTCACGTCGCCCGCACGCCCTTGGTTTAGACTTACAACTCCAGATCCAGATCTTGCTGAATTTGGCTCAGTAAAAATGTGGCTTCATAAAGTTCAAAAGATAATGAATACATCTTTTTTAAGATCAAATCTTTATAATGTTTTACCAAACTCATATGGAGACATTGGTCAGTTTGGTACAGCGGCCATGAGTATGGAGGAAGATTTTAACGGAGATGTTTTCTTTTGTCAGAGTTTTCCAATTGGTTCTTACATGATCGCAAAGAACGAGTATGGAAAAGTAGATACATTTTGCCGTGAATTTAAAATGACGGTTCGCCAGATAGTTCAGAAGTTTGGAATTGATGAAGTTAAAAAAGAAATCAATTGGTCTAAAATTTCTAATTATGTAAAGAACCTTTGGGATATTAATCAAACAGAGCAGTGGATTGAAGTGGTTCATTTTATCTACCCAAATCCTGATTACAATCCAAAGAAGTTAGAATCTAAGTTTAAAAAATATTACTCTTGTTATTACGAGAGAGGAATATCGGGCGGAACTCAGCAAGGATATTTAACATCAGGTGATGATGAAAAGATGTTATCTGAAAAAGGATATGATTATTTTCCAGTCCTTGTTCCGCGCTGGGAAACAACTGGTGAAGATGTTTATGGAACTGACTGTCCTGGAATGATGGCTCTTGGTGACGTTAAGCAGCTGCAACTTGGTGAACGCCGATTGATGGAAGCTATTGAGAAAAAGGTTAGACCTCCTATGGTTGCGCCTTCTACTATGAAAAATCAGTACCTACTGATCGTGACTGGGAAAC